CTAGCGTCAGTAGCGATCAAATCCACAAGATCTTCCATAAGATTAATTTATTGCAATATACTTATTTATACATTTATAAGATCACTATTACTCATCTGCTGTTCGTGTTGATGGGAATTGTCTCTGATCACCAGGCCAGATGATTCTTACTGCACCACCACTTGAGCCACTGGATGGAAGACTATTGCTTCCACCACCACCTCCACCACCATAGAGACCACCGCCATTACTACCGCTTCCTGATTGTCTTTGAGAACCATCAGTACCACCTGATCCACCGCCACCATTACCAGATCCACCATTGTATACTGATGTTGCTCCAGAACCACTAGCACCTTCACCATATATTCCTACACCACCACCTCCATGGCTACGAGTACTAGAACCAGATGCACCACCACCACCTGCACCGCCTGTTCCATTATTACCACTTCCTGCACCATATCCAGCAGATCCACCTGGTCCTGAATATCCACCAGCACCACCACCAGATCCTGCTTTGTAACCAATTCCACCTTGGTAGAAATCAGTTGATCTTCCTCCTCCTTGACCACCTCCATCATAATTTACACCAATACCTGGTGAACCACCTGATGAGACATTTCCACCGTAACCACCATAAGCTTCAGTGCCTAAGACACTACTACTTCCCGCAGTTGCATTAGCTAGTCCACCCCACTGATCAGTGGTACGGTTGGTGTCTCCCACTACAACAGTATGTGTTGCACCAGGTGAGACAGAAATATTATTTTTATATGCTAACGATCCTCCTCCAGCACCATATGCTCCACCGCTTCCACCACCACCGATACAAACAACAGATACAGATGTTACTCCAGGAGGGACTGTAAATGTATAAGTTCCTGGTGTGGTAAATTCTTGTTGTCCAGCTGCAGCACCAGCACCTGCCATACTTAATGAAGCAACACCACCACCGAATCCTGCCATCGATTTCATATTTTTACGTCCAGTAATTTATTGATTTATTTATCATAATATACAAAATTTAAAACAACTCTGATTTTTTTATCAGAACAGGTTGAACCAGTATGATGTATGTTTGAATTAAATGTTACTGCTTTATTCTCAACGCTATTTACTCTTGTACCATCTTTAAATTCAGTAAACCCATTACAGGTATTCAAATACAAAATAGTAGTTTTTGCATTTGTATCACTAGAATCTTCATGAAAAGCGTGTTTAATGACAGTTTCTGTTGACGTAGTAAGATTTACTTTAATTCTAATTAAAGATTTATAATCAAAATTATCAATACATTTTTCTAAAAGTTTAAAGTAACCACTATTTACTCTATCATTATCATAAAAAGTATGAACTAATTGACCGTTATACTTTTGATCGCATAATAATTTAGTTCCATCATCAACAATAAGATTATTCCAAAACCAAGGAAAATTATCTCCAAGAATTATCTTTTGTAATTCGTTAAAATAATCTTTTTGTAAGAAATTATTATGAATAATCATAATTTTCAATAATCAATTTTAATTCATTATACTATATTTTTTATACTTTTGTAATCTGAATTTTACCGTGTGTTAGACTGGAAACAGTACTAGAAGTATTAGTTGCACTACTACTTATGTAAGAGCCACCAGCACCGCCACCATTATTGCCATTTTGGGAACCACCGCCAGAATATCCACCGCCACCGCCACCGTTACCGTTTGACGTTGTTCCACCACCGCCACCGCCAAATCCACCATGACCGCCATGATCATCACTAGCGTCAGCACTTCTAAATCCACCATTACCACCATTTCGTGGAGCATATCCAAAAGTACAATCATTACCAACAGTAACTTCTCCATTTCCCGCCAACCATCCAGCACCACCGCCAGCGTCGTAGTTGGCATCGTATAAATTAGAACCAATGCCACCAGCAGTACCACCAGTTTCAGATTGACTACCTCCAGAAGGAGTTGTTCCGTTTTCAGAGTTTGGTGCTTCGTCTCCAGTAGAATTAGTACCACCACCGCCACCGCCACCAGCAGCAAACAATGGATATGTATCAGTGACATTCAACCAAACGTAGGATCCTCCTCCACCACCGCCACCGCAATTTTGATTCGGTCCAGCAGCACTTTCACCTGCTTTTCCAACCAACATATAAATTTCTGTATTAATAGTTAAAGATAATCTTCCAGTTATACTTCTTCCATACCCACCATTTATAATGAGGCTACCACCATTACCGCCAGCACCACCCCGAGATCCTTGTACAGTAAATTCATATGATCCAGTTTGTGGGATTACAAATTTTTGAAATCCATTACCATCTACATCGTAAAAAGTAGCATTATTTAACCATGTATTAGCACTTGTATTATAATGATTAATTAATTCATTTTTAGTAGGACCCGAATTAAAATCTCCCAAGGTAGTATTTCTTGGTGAGGGACTTGGATTTCCAGATGGTACTCTACTATATGATTCATCTCCACTTAAAAATGTAAAACTATTAAAATTAAATAAACTTGCACCACCACCAGCACGAAAAAGTGATGTTGCTCCTCCCCCGAAACCTTGTTGTGATAATGGCATGGTTATAACTCCGCTGTTTTAGTATCTTTTTGATATTGTGCATCTGTTATTGGTGCAGCTGCATCATCCTCATCCTCATCTTCTAACGATTTACCAAGAACTTTTCCATTTGTTTCTGTTGCAGATTCTCCTTGTGGTAATGGTTCACCAGTAATCGGATCAACTTCTGCTGGATTTGGAAGAATACCTTTTTTAATTTCATCTTCAATTTGCATATCAATTTCTTCAATTTCAGAGTCTGTTTGTTGTAATACTCTTTTACGAACATACTCTGTTGAATAATATTTACCAATAAAAGGTTCAATTTGTGCTAAATTACCGAGACGATTTTGAAGCATCTCTGATTCTTTAAGTTCAGCAAATTGATTATCATACAGAAAATCATATTGAATATGATCTTCCATTTGTTCCCAATCTTCGGGAGTAACGATATTTTTAAGAATTAACTGTGTTCTGAGCATATCGTTAAACATATTTGCAAAACGTTTTCTTAAACGTCCCACAAATTTGGAAAATCTTAACTCATCTCTCAATATCTCAGATGAACGACCCAAGTTAAAACCTGTATCACCACCGATACGTGATTCTGGAACACCTAATGCACGATATAATTTTCTTTGGAAATATTCAATATCTTTTAATTCACCTAAATTCTGTCCACCAGGTAAAGTTGTGATTTCAGTTCCACGACCACCTTCACGACGAGGCAACCAAAAATCCTCCATCATCGACATAAATTTACGGTCATCACGTATTTCACCAGTTTGTGCATTATACACTAACTTATTTCGATAACGATTCATTACCTCTTTAAGGTATTGTTCTGCCTTTACTTTTGGTAGATTACCTACATCAATATAAAATATTCTTCTTTCAGGTGCTCTTGATAAACGATAAATTACAAGACTATCTTCAATCATTCTTAATTGATTCAGTGCTTTGATTGATTTCTGCAAATATGAAAGTACTCTATTTTTATTACGATCTACTAATCCTGATGTACAATATGTAATTGAATCTTTTGATATCTTAACAGCATTTTTACCTGCCTGAGATATCATTCCTGTTGGGAAATTAGGTTTTGATGTATAAAGATAGTATTCGTCAAATTGTGGATTTGGAACTGATTCTTTTTCTGGTCTCAATCTTGAGTTAACATCATTTTCATTTCTCTTCTCTTGACGAACATATTTTAATTTCATCGGATCAATATATCTCAGATCCTGTATTCCTTCTTGTGGATTTTTTAAATCAATTACTTTTAAGTAATATAATCTTCCATCAATATACCAGTTACGAAAAATTTCATGGGACTTTTTATCAAAGTCCATAACCTCTTTTAAATATCTGAATTCTTCTCTAATTTTTTTCTTGATGCCTTCACTGGCATTAAGATTTGACAACTCAACCTCAACAGGTGAGTCATATAAATCTGTGACGATTGCTTCATTAACAACATCTTCGATTGCATTATCCACTTCGGGATGTAATGCCATCTCTCGATATCTCTTAATTAATTCGTGTTCGTTACGATATGCACCTTCAATATCTACATATTGACCATAAAACCCGCTAGAAACATAAGTATCAACCCCGTCCTCATTATTTTTAGGGACAGGGCTGACAATCGAAGCGGATTGCTTCTGTTTATCCTCAATTGAA